AATTCTACTTTAGAACACGAAATTGAACTTAATGGGCTTTCTGTTGTAGAATCTTGGATTGTAGAAGATGAAAAACAAGATAAATCGAGAAAATACGGTTTTAATGTGCCTGTAGGAACTTGGATGGTGTCTATGAAGGTAAATAATGATGAAATCTGGGATAATTACGTAAAAACAGGTAAAGTAAAAGGTTTTTCTATTGAAGGTCACTTTGTAGATGCTATGAAACACAATGAAGAGGAGCAAGAAGCGCTTTCTTTATTAGAAGAGCTTACAGATATCTTAGATGTTGAACTTGAAACATATGGAGACTACGGAAGCGGTGTTAGAAACAATGCTAAAAGAGGTATTGAACTCAATAAGAAGGTAAATAACAAATGTGCGACAAGTGTAGGCAAGATTCGTGCCCAACAATTAGCTAGAGGAGAAAAATTATCAGTTGGAACAATAAAAAGAATGTATTCTTATTTGTCTAGAGCTGAAACATATTATGATCCAGGCGATTCTAAGGCTTGCGGTACTATTTCATATTTATTATGGGGTGGAAAAGCAGGTTTAAACTGGTCAAGAGGTAAATTAAGAGAATTAGGCGAATTAAACTTAAAATCTATGGTTGTAGATGAAGAATACGCAATCATAGATGACAAATTAGCTTATTCAAATCCTGAATCTGCTGAATTAGCAGCTCAAGATGTAGGATGTGAAGGATATCACGAACACGAATACGAAGGAAAGATATGGTATATGCCTTGTGAACAACACTCTGTTGACGCAGGAAAAACCACTAAAAGTCCTTGTTGGGATGGGTATGAACAAAAAGGATGGAAAATTGGTAAAAGCGGAAAAAGAGTACCTAACTGTCAAAAGAAAAAATGAATAAAAAAAAATTAACAGTAAGTAGAACCAGTCCGCGTTCCTCAAGACGCGGCTGTTTATGTGCAGATGGTAAAAGATATTCAAGAAAATGTTGCAAAGGATATTTGATCAATCAAGGAATAGGGAATCTTTATGGAGAGGGAGTATTACTATTAGAATCGGGAGGTAACTTATTACAGGAAAATGGAAACAATATAAAATTATAAATAATGTCAAAAAAAATATCTCAATTAAACGCAGCTACAGAATTACAAGGACCTGAAACTTTTGCAGTAGTTCAAAGTAGCGAAACTAAAAAAGGAACTATAAGTCAAGTTATAAATTATATACACGCTACAGGAATTACTGTTTCAGCAGGAGATACTGTTGATTTAGATAGTTCAACTTATGATGACACAAGATTAATTAAATTAACTTGGACTGGGAGTTCGGGAAGTATGACTATGACTTTGCCAGATGCTACAACTTCTAAAAGCACAAACAGATTAATAAGGTTTGTAACTAATGGAGGTTTTAATACAAACACAAGAGTTAATTTAACTCCTGTTGCAGGACAAACATTAGATGGTTCTTCAGATTCTTATGAATTAAATGTTGCCTATGAAGGATTAATGTTATGGTCTGATGGATCTGAATGGTTTATAATCCAGAAGAAAGCATAACGAAAATACAACAGACAGATAAATAATTAATTAACTATATATATTTTATTATTATGAAAGCAAGCGAAATCGTAGAAAAATTCAAAAACGTTCTTTTGAATGCTGACGAAGAGCAAGTACAACCTGAAATGGAAATGAAAGAAGAGTCTGACATTGAAGTTAAAGAGGAAGAAGTTGTTTTAAGTGAGCAAAAAGAAGAAGTAAAAGAAAGCGAAGAAACAACTGAACTTTCTGAAGAAGTCGAAGCTGGTTATGATAAAAAAGAGATGGAAGAAGTGCCATCTGAGTCAAAAGAACCAGAATATGTGACTAAAGAAGAGTTAGCAAGAGCGATTGCTGAAGTAAAAGCAATGGTTTCTAAACTATCTCAAGAAGAAGAAGCTTTAGAAGTTCCACAAGAACTGGAAGCTGAAGAAAAACAAGAATTATCTGCTCAGGAGCCAGAGGTTGAGCCAATTAAACATAGCCCTGAATCTGAAGTAGGTAAAAAACAAGAGTTTCTATATGCTCAAAAAAGAAATATGAGCACTAGAGACGTTGTATTTAACAAAATATCAAACTTTTAATATTAAATAATTATGGCTACTACTACAAGTATAACTACTACTTACGCAGGCGAATTTAGTGGCAAGTATATATCTGCTGCTTTATTATCGTCTCCGACAATCGAAAATGGAAACATTGAGATTAAACCAAACATTAAGTACAAAGAAGTAATCAAAAAAGTTGCAACTGATGCTAACGTAATCAAAGATGCTACTTGTGACTTTACAGATACTGCTACTGTTACTTTAACTGAAAGAATCCTACAACCAGAAGAGTTCCAAGTGAACTTAGAGCTTTGTAAAAAAGACTTTATTTCTGACTGGGAAGCTGTTCAGATGGGATATTCTGCATATTCAAATATGCCTCCAAAATTCTCTGATTTCTTAATCGGACACGTTGCAGGTTTAGTTGCAGAAAAGAATGAGCAAAACATCTGGGGAGGTGTAAACGGAAATGCAGGTGAGTTCGACGGATTCACAGTATTAATGGGTGCTGATGCAGACGTAAATGACGCTGTTAATGACGCACAAACTGCATTTACAAGCTCTAACATCGTTTCATTATTAGAAAACGTTGTTGACGCTTTACCTTCAGAAGTTTATGGAAAAGAAGATTTAAAAATTTATGTACCAAGAGTTGCTTGGCAATCTTACATCAGACACTTAGGCGGATATGCTGCTAACGGTGTAGGTGCTGCAGGTTACGAAAACAGAGGATCTCAGTGGTACAATCAAGGTAACGCATTATCATTTGACGGTATCGAGTTAGTATTAGCTCCAGGTATGCCTTCAGATCATATCGTTGCTGGACAAAAATCTAACTTATACTTCGGTACAGGATTAATCTCTGACCACAATGAAGTAAAAGTATTAGATATGGCTGACCTTGATGGATCTCAAAACGTAAGAGTGATTATGAGATTTACAAGCGGCGTTCAATATGGTATAGGTGGTGATCTAGCATTACTTACTTTAGCATAATAAATTATTGTATAATCGATGGGCGGGTTTACCGCCCATTAACTAAAAAACTATAAAAATATGAGTTGCGATTTATCACAAGGAAGACAAAGACCCTGTAAAGATTCAGTAGGTGGATTGAAAGCAGTTTACTTTCTAAATTATGGAGAGAGTGCATACGATGTTTCTTTTGATGCTACAAATACAGATCAAGTTGACGGATTTGGAACAGGATTAACTTGTTACAGATATGACTTAAAAGGCAACTCCAATTTAGAGCAAACGATTGTATCTTCAACAGATACAGGAGGAACGTTTTTTGAGCAAGTTCTAACATTGGTTTTACCTAAACTTACTGTTAAAGATCATAAAGAATTAAAATTATTATCTTTCGGAAGACCTCACGTTATCATTAAAGATAACAACGACAATTATTTTGTTGCAGGTCTTGAGCACGGTATGGATGTAACAGGAGGAACAATTTCTTCTGGATCAGCGATGGGAGATTTAAGTGGGTACACATTAACTTTAAGCGGAGGCGAAAGAGCTCCTGCTAACTTTATTGATGTTACTGCTGAAACAGACATACAATTAACATTTGGTGATGCAAGTACAATGACTGTTAGTCCAGGTTCTGCTGCAGATGTTGATGTAGATGACGATCAATCTGGAATACCAGGAGGAGGAAATTAATGATTTCATAACCTTTGTAAAAAGCCTCGCATTAAGCGGGGCTTTTTTATTAAAACACTATTGTACTTTTTTGATTATCTATATATGATAGTATTACAACCTATTACAACTTCTCAAACGTTACGGTTTGTGCCAAGATCTTACAAAGAAGATAGTTTGGTTCAACTCGTAATTACAGAAGACGGTACAAGAAAAACAGAAACCTTAACAGGTTTAACTGCAACGTATAATGGCAACTTTATTGACTTGCCTTGTACGTTTAGCATATTATCAGAAGGTAAGTTATATTCTATTGAACTCACTAGGTCTGGTAATTTATTATATAGAGATAAAGTATATTGTACTTCTAAGACAGACAGAACAATACCGCACACACTAAATACAGGTAAGTATGATGAGCATACTGCATCTCCTACAGGACAAAAATACATAACAATTTAATATGGCAAGAAGAAGAAAAACACAAGAGTTCAAGGACAATATTAGAGTTGTTAATTTACAAGGATATACGATTCCTGAAATAAAGGAACATTATAAGAATGATTGGGTAACTTATGGAGAAGACAATGATTACTTTGACAACCTAATAGACTTGTATTTAAGCAGCCCTACTAATTCTTGTTGCGTCAACGGTATCGTAGATATGATTTATGGTAGAGGATTAGATGCAACAGATAGTTCTGAAAAACCTGAAATGTATGCTGAAATGAAGCAGCTATTGAAACCTGATCAAGTTAAAAGAGTAGTAAACGATTTTAAATTATTAGGTCAAGCTGCAATACAAATAGTATACAACAGAAACAAGACCAAGATTATGAATATACTTCATTTTCCTATGGAAACTTTAAGAGCTGAAAAAGCTCAAGATGGTATAATAAAAGCTTATTATTATCATCCTAAATGGTCTGAAATAAAAAATACTGATAGCCCAAAAAGAATTCCTACATTTGGAAACGGAAGAAGAGGCGATTTAAGAGAGCTTTATGTATGTAAACCGTATAGACCAGGCTTCTATTATTATGCACCTGTAGATTATCACGGATGTTTACAGTATTGCTCTCTAGAAGAAGAGGTATCAAACTACCACATAAACAACATAAAAAACGGCTTACAGCCGTCTTTACTGATAAACTTTAACAATGGTGTGCCTGATGAAGAGGCACAACAAATTATTGAAAGAAAGATTCAAGACAAATTTGGAGGAACTTCTAACTCTGGTAAGTTTATTTTAGCGTTTAATGATGATCCAGATAGAAAGGCAGACATCGAACCTATACATTTACCTGATGCTCACGCTCAATATCAATTCTTAGCCGATGAAGCGAGAGAAAAAATAATGTTAGGTCACAGAGTTGTTTCTCCAATATTGCTTGGTATAAAAGACAATACAGGCTTTGGTAATAACGCAGAGGAGCTTAGAACGGCTTCAATCCTTATGGATAACATAGTTGTTAGACCATTCCAACAAGCGCTCTTAGAATGCTTTAAAATGCTTCTAGAGTTCAACCAGATAGATCTTAACTTATACTTTGTAACTCTACAACCAATTGAGTTTACTGAATTAGATAATATTCAGACTCAAATTAAGAGAGAAGAAGAAACAGGTGAGAAGTTATCTGCTATAGATAAAATTAAGAATATATTTAAAACAAAAGAAGATGAAGGCACTATTCATAACGACTGATGATCTAAGAAGAAAATCCATTATAGGTGGGAATGTAGATGCTGATAAATTCATTCAGTTTATTGAGGTGTCTCAAGATATACATATTCAAAATTATTTAGGTACTAAGCTATACAACAAAATCTCTACCTTAATTACAAGCGACACTATAGATGATGCAGGTAATGCAGATTATAAGACTTTGTTAAACACATATATAACGCCAATGTTAATATGGTTTGCTCAGTCAGACTATTATATGTTTGCATCTTATCAAGTAAGTAACGGAGGAGTATTTAGACATCGAAGTGAGTCATCAGAGACTCCTTCGATGCAAGAAATTAAATCTCTTGTTGATAGCTCTAGAGATAAAGCTGAGTTTTATGTACGTAGGTTTTTAGATTATATGGATAACAATAGTAATTTGTTTCCTGAATATAATGAATCTAATGAGGATGGTATGTACCCAGACAAAAATGAGAATTTTAATAGCTGGGTATTATAATGAGGAAACCTACTTATAAACCAAAAGAAAAGAATATAGTAAAGTTAAAGTCTTTTATAGAAAAGATTATGCAGAAGGATAACAAAACAAAAAAATAATTTATGGGTACTACATTAACAGGTAAGGTAATATCGGCTACCTATGATGCGTTACTAAAAGTAACAGATAACGACGCGATAACATCAACAGCAAAAAGAATTACAGATGGTTTAGGAAATGACACTCCCTTATACATCTCAACAACTAGAATAGGAATAGGCGTTAGCCCTACAACTACGTTTCACGTTTCAGGTAATTCTCAAATAGGAGGTAATTTAACTGTAACAGGAGACTTATTGGTTGAAGGAAGCACAACAACAATTGATACAGAAACATTAAGCGTAGAAGATCCATTAATTATTGTTGGTAGTAATAATACTACAAGTGACGCAGTAGATCTAGGAATCTACGGCGTCTATGACACTTCAGGATCACAAAACTTATATGCAGGTATATTTAGAAGAGCTGCAGATAATAAATTTCACTTATTTAAAGATCTACAAACAGAACCAACTACAACAGTAAATTTAAGTGGAACAGGATATACTAAAGCAGGTTTAGTTATTGGTAATTTAGAAGCTACACAAGTAGATTTAGGAGATAATGAAAAAATTAGATTTGGTGCTAGTCAGGATTTAGAGATTTATCATAATAGTTCGATAGGACGAGCAGATATAACAAATAACACAGGGAGTTTAGAAATTGCTACAACAGGTAATTTAATATTACAGGATTCTTCATCAAACAAATGGTTTATGGGTAATCCATCTGGTAATGTTTTATTATATAATGCAGGTAGTGTTAAATTAAGTACATCTTCAACAGGCGTTACAGTTACAGGAACTATTATTGCTGATGGACTTGATTTAGGTGATAGCGAGAAGATTAGATTAGGTACTGGAAATGATTTAGAAATATATCATAATGGTAGTCATTCTTATATAGATAATAACACAGGAGATATAATAATAAGAAATGATGCTGTTGATAAAGGTATTTCGTTCCTTGCAGATGACGGAGCAGGAGGTAGTGAAAACTATGTATATATTGATGGAGGTGCTTTTGAAACAAAGTTTTACAAAGACACAAAACATTTAGATAGTGTTAAAGCATTTTTTGGAACAGGAAGTGACTTACAAATATGGAGTACTGGTTCAACTGATTATATAAGTTCTAATAATAATAGTTTAATTATAAATTCATTTGCAGATAATAAAAGCGTTCAAATTAATACAACAAAAGCAGGTGGTAGTTTAGCACTTATTATAAAAGCTGAAGGTTCTACAGGAGAAGCTTTATTATATCATTTAGGAGTTGAAAAACTAAAAACCTCAAGTACTGGTATTACAGTTACAGGAGATACAACAACAACTGGAAGTTATTTTGCTGACACGCATTTTAGGTCATCAGACGGTAACGCAACATTATCTGCAACTGGAGGAGGTGGTATATATTTGCGACCAGACGGATATAATCAAACAACATCTGAATTAGTTGTTGCTGCAAGTGGCGGAGACACAACTATTTCGGGTACATTAACTGTATCAGGCACAGGACAAAGTAGTTTTGCAGGACAAGTTACCGTACCTGCGACACCAAGTGCAAGTACAGATGCTGCAAGTAAAGGATATGTAGATAGTCAAATAGGTGCTAATAACGAATTATCAGAAGTTTTAGCTAACGGAAATACTACAGGAGGAACGGATATAGCAGTAAGCACAGGAGACGATATAACTTTTGCAGATAGTAGTAAAAGTATTTATGGTGCAGGTAGTGACCTACAAATATATCACGATGGTACTGATTCTGCTATTGAAAATATAACTGGACATTTATATATACAAAATTATGCTGATGATAAAGATATTATATTTCAAAGCGATAATGGTTCTGGAGGTACTACTAATTATATGTCTTTAGATGGTTCAGCAACTAGAGTAAATTTCTTTGTAAATACAAGACATAGCGATAATGTTAAAGCATTATTCGGTGGGGGTGGTGATTTACAAATATATCACGATGGTAGTAATAGTTATATTTACGATACAGGAACAGGTAGATTGAATGTTAGAACAAATCAATTTAGATTAGTAAATGCTGCGAATAGTGAAATTATTATAGATGCTACAGAAAATGGTTCAGTTGATTTATACTACGACAACTCTAAAAAGTTTGAAACAACAAGTACAGGAGTTAGTGTTACAGGAGATGGTGTTTTTTCAGGAGAAGTAACAACTGATAAAATAAAAGGTGCGACATATACGTCTAATTCATTTTTAGATTTTGATGATGATAACGGTGTTGGTAGCGTATTAAATACTACAACATTGGCATCTATTGGTCATATGAATTTTATTATTGATTCAAATAATAATGGCTCAATTGATAAATTTCATTTTCTAAAAGGAAGCACATCTCCAAGTTCTGCAACATCATTATTGTCTATTGATTTAGATGGTCAATTAAGTTTAGGAGAATATGGTTCTGGTACATTCACAGGTACGGCTACATATAGATTAGCAGTAGATAGTTCAGGAGAAGTTATAGAAATACCTATTGGAGATGGTGCAGTAGATGGTTCAGGTGCAGCAGGACAAGTAGCATTTTGGACAGATACAGATACTATAGACGGAGAAAACAATTTATATTGGGATAGT